TGACCTCCCACCCGGCCTCCGGCATTTTCTCTTTGATGATTTCGGCAATGGTATCTTTACCTGATCCTATCTTACCTGATATTGATATAATCATTATTCTTCAAAATGTTCTATAGATTTAACATAAGGGTCGTTTAAAAAGCAATTGTAAGCGTCCCATGTACCTCGTACTGTAAAAGTTAAATATCCATCTGGATTATCGTATTTACTAACAACTACTGCTTCAAATTTAGTATCTGAATCGCCTTCATTAAGGTTATGTATAGTATCCCAGAAGTGATGTTCGCTAATAGGCCAAATGCCTATGTAAAAATTAATTTTTTTCATTCTTTAATAATTTATCTACTTCCTTGTCTGTTTTACCATACTTTTTAATAATTTCCTTTAACGTATTTAAGCTAGTCTCTTGATACATATCAATGTACTCCATAGCTTCTTTCTCACTGACTAAGAAGTGCATAGACAGTAATTCGACTAAAGCAGGATTGTATTTATCTGCTTTTTTACCTTTGATATACTTATTGAATTGCTTTTGTTTAGGCAATATGTCATAGTATAATTTATAAGTCTCTTCTGCAGATACCCCACCTATTGTATATCGCTGCAATTCATTTACAAGTTCAATAAAGTCTATATTCATAGACAACCATCTGTTAATGATATAAGGCGTAAACGACTTTTTATCAGCATCAGATAGTACATCCCATGGAGTCTTTTTATCTGTTATACCAGATATATGCTCGAATATATTTCTTGCTTTATGCTCCGACATTTAAATCAAATTCTTTATTTACATTACCACATGAAGTACACATAAATACTTGAACTGGAACTATTTGATCGTCTTTAGCTGCTATCATTAATTTAGGAACTCGTCTAAATTTCATAGCAGACATAAACATATCATTTCCACAATCTTCGTTATCACATATAACTGGGACTGTTTTTGAAATGTCAATTTGCGGTCCTTGACCACCTTGTTGTCCTATTGTCTTTTTCATATAATTTGCTTTGCTATATCTTGTTTTGCTAATTCAATAATTTGATTTTTTGTTTCCACAGAAACTCTACTCCAATTTATCATATCCCATTGATCTTGTAATGTGCCATAATAAGATGCTGGTAGACCTTCTAACCAAACTTTAGATTTAAGCTCTTCTAAAGCAGCTGCCTTTGATTTATAAAAGGCCAAATGGTTTAATTTAGAATCAACTTTTTTACTCCTAAATAAATTTACAATACTATTTACTATCTTTTTCATTTTAATAATCGTTTAAATTTTCTTTCCAAGCTTCAATAGCTGCTTCTAATTGCTCGATATACTCTTGATCTTTAGTAGCAAGTTTTACTTGCATTTGTTTAATAAACTCATCTCCGGCTTCTGAAGGAGTATATCCATCNCCTACAACTATTTCACCGTCTGAAGTAATTTTAAATATTAATTCAGAGTTTGTAGTGTTGCGTATTACGATTGGATCGCTAGGTACTTGATTAATACTAAACGATCCTGACTCAATCGGTTCCATAAATATTAGTAAATTTCATTAATAATTTTAACAAACATCGCACACACATTGATTTCTTTATCTACTGCAAACGAGTCTTGATATTGAGCTTCTGCAATAATAAGAATAACAGAAGCAATATGTCCAGTTGCAAACGAATCTAAATTGTCATACAAATGTCTATATAATCCTGTGTAGTCTTTTACTTGAGAATCTGCTAACAGCTGGCGAATTGAAGTAAACAATTGCTTCTTATCTGGTTTAGAAGATAAAAGCTCAATAACCTTATCCATATAATTGGCTTCGATTAAAGATTGTTTGTCTACTTTCAATTCACCATTTACTACTTGCCTCTGGCAGGAATTAAGTATCCTGCGTATATCTGGATACCCCGCATTAATAATTGAAACCAGATCTTCTGGTCTATACGTAACTCCTTCAAGTTGAAGTATTTCATTCACACGAATTGCAACATCTTTCTTTGACGGAGGAGTAATACCAAATACCTGACACCTCGACTGAATAGGATCAATAACTTTTTCAACATAGTTGCAAGTTAAAATAAACCTAGTAGTCTTTGAAAATGTCTCCATCAAATTACGAAGCGCAGCCTGTGCATTAGGGGTCAAGTAGTCGGCTTCATCTAGGATGATTAATTTCCATTGACGAAATCCGATTGTGCTAGCAAAGCTCTTAATTTTTTCTCTTACTGTATCAACATTGTTTTCATCTGATGCATTAATATACATTAGATCACAATCTATATTTTTAGCAATTAACTTGGCCAAAGTAGTTTTACCTGTGCCTGCCGTTCCATAAAATAACAAATGCGGAACATCTCCACTTTGAAGATAGATACGTACCTTTTCTACAATTGCTTGGTTACCTACATAACCTTCTAGTTGCTCTGGGCGGTATTTTTCAACCCAGAGTGTGTGTTCCGAATTTCCAAACATTATGCGATGGTTAATTTAACTAAGAAATATGTTGATGAATATTCTGCATTGTCAAAAGTTACTCGAGCAATTCCTTTAGAGGATACTTCTAATAATCCAGTTGCGTCTGCATTTGCATTTAAGATTTCCTTAAATAATTTAGCAGAAAAACATACTGTATCCATTTGTACTTGCTCTTTAGCAACTGTCTTAAATACAATTCTATTTGTATTAACACTTGAGTGATTGATAATAATTTTAGTCTCTTCTCCATCACATTGTACACCAAAGTTATCTGACTCAGGTAATGCATTTGCAGCTTTCTTAAAATTATTTGCAAAATCTTTATTTAACTCAATTTTAACATCAAAGTCAGGTAATGATTTCAAGTTTGGAACTTGACGAATTACTGACAAATCAGCTAACATATAAGTTACATTTGTGCTTTGGTCTTTAAAATTCATTGAGTAGATTTTCTTATCTACTTCTCCGAAATTAATATCCATTTTTTCATCAACAGCACTTAACATTTTAACTAACTGAGAAGTTGCATAAACACCTAACTCTGCATCTTGTGCATCGAAGTTCTTTAATACTACTTCACCAATTACGTTTTGATCCGCGCTGATAAAATTAGTAGATAATGATTTGTCTGCCACTACTAATTTGGCGCTGTCGGTATTACCGGCTAAGAAATAGCGGTTAATAAACCCAATAAATTTACTTTTTTCCATTTTTTATTTTATTTTATTAAATATAAGATATTCTTTTGAATAATCAAAATTAATATTGAGGTACTTGCTCATTTTGTTTTGACTCTTCTGGAATAATAACCACTGCACATTCNGTAGTCATAATCATNGAAGCTACTGAAGCCGCATTTTGCAATGCAATACGAGTTACTTTGGTNGGATCAATAATACCAGCTGCTATCATATTTTCATATTCGCCGGTCTTTGCATTATATCCAAAGTCTCCTTTACCATTTCTAACTTCTTTAATTACAACAGATCCTTCTACTCCTGCATTTGCACAAATTTGACGCAAAGGCTCTTCAATTGCTCTTTTGATAATTTGAATACCTACAGTCTCATCATCATTTGCACCTTTCATATTTTCTAAAGAATCTAGAGCTCTAATTAATGCTACGCCACCACCGGGTACAATTCCTTCTTCAATTGCTGCACGAGTTGCTGCTAACGCATCATCTACTCTGTCTTTCTTTTCTTTCATTTCCACTTCAGAAGCTGCTCCAATATAAAGAATTGCAACACCACCTGTCAATTTAGCTAATCTCTCTTGAAGCTTTTCAGTTTCATAATCAGATTTAGAAGCATCAATTTGTGCTTTGATTTCTTTAATACGAGTTACGATAGCTTCTTTCTCACCAGCACCGTCGACAATAGTAGTCGTGTCTTTAGATACCACAACTTTAGCTGCTTCTCCTAAATGTTCTAACTCAGCATCTTCTAATTTATACATATCACTGAATAATGCAGTACCACCTGTTAATACAGCAATGTCTTGAAGCATTTCTCTTCGTTTATCTCCAAATGCTGGAGCCTTAACTGCACATACTTTTAAACCTGCTCTTACTCTATTAACAACTAAAGTAGCTAACGCTTCTTGATCAACATCTTCTGCAATAATCAAAAGTGGTCTTCCTGTACCAACTGCTTTTTCTAAAATAGGCAANAGGTCAGACATCATACTAATCTTTTTATCATAAATTAAGATTAATGGATTTTCCCATTCAGACTCCATCTTCTCTGTGTTATTAATAAAATAGTTAGATAGATAACCTCTGTCAAATTGCAAACCTTCAACAGTCTTCAATTCAGTTTCCATACCTTTAGCTTCTTCTACAGTTACTACTCCATCTTTACCAACAACTTTCATTGCTTCTGCAATTAAGTCGCCAATTGAAGTATCACTATTAGCTGAAATAGTCGCTACTTGTTTAATTTTTTCTGTGTCAGTACCTACTGTTTGAGATGACTCTTTCAAAGCATCAATTACAGCATCAACTGCTTTGTCAATACCACGCTTTAAGTCAATTGGATTAACTCCTGTTGCAACTGCTTTCAATCCTGAAGTCATAA